TTCAGTTATTCGCCATTTTCTGAATGCGTTTTTGGCCTAATAATGGCCCTTTTATCTTTTGGCCTGATCCGCGCTATGTATGGCCAAATGGCACAACTTGCAGACAGTCAACAGGTTAGACCACACGAACGTTAGATCAGGACGGAGAGCGCGTGGTGTCACATGGTGCACCTCCTCACCGAGCGCGCCACACCGAGCGCACATCGGATGCATTGCAAGATGCTGGTTGCGCATCTTGGTCCATCGCCCCCCGGAAAGTGCCTTCGATTTTTCAGACCTCACCCGGTGGGGAAGGTTCAGAGTGTGTCGGAATTGTTCCATCGATAGCCTTCCTCATTACCTCGGTTCGGTGAGCGCGCGCGCGCTGGGCCGCAATGGAATCGTCCACCCATTGCTCTAGCGTTTGAACGATCAGCCATGTGCGCATGCCATTTTGCCGATGCGCGATGATCCATCGCCCACCATTTGATTTGCTATCGCGTTCCACCTGGGCAAGCGTCCGCTTCCACGGCAGTCTCTCACAACGCTTCACCTCGACATGGAGCGTAAGACCGTCCACGGCGATGTCCGCGGCATCGCCAGTGTTGCCGCAGTATTGAGCAGTCCGGCGCGCCATCATTCCCGAATCGTTGAGGCGCTGCACCAACTCGCGCTCACCCACCGCGCCCTTGCTCCGGCTGTTGATTGGCATTGCTACCACCTTTCTCAGATTCAAGCTTCAGAATGTATGACCACATGTCTTCAATGAGCGCGCGAATCGGTACGGACGGATGGCCGTATCGCGTCACCCAATTCCGTTGCGTAATGATCGACTCCCGCAGCGTCACAATGCGGGTGGCCTTCGCGGCCAATCTAGGCTCGGACATCCACACCTCCCATCAATTCGGTAATTCGGTCCGTAGCGGCCCGTAAAGCCATCCTGAGCCGTTCGACCTCGGATTGTGCCGTCAGTTGCTCCGAATAGCGCGAAGCCGCCAAACGGGCGCGCTGGGCCGCCCCAAGCGGAGAGAAATAGGGCACATGCTGGCGGTAGCGTTCGACATCGCGGCCGTCCCAAGCGTCAAGGCAAATGATCGCCCAGCAAATCCCTGTCGGAGCGTATCCAAGTTCAGCGTACTTGGTCTCACACTCCCGAACGAACTCCGGCGGTAATCGTTCGAACCGTTCCATTTCCCGCGCGCGCGCGGTGGGATCGATTCCGTCCGGTGCGGTTGTCCTGGCGGGGGGAGCGGCCTCAGCCGCTTTACCCCGCTGTCCGGTTGTCTGTGGTTCCGTCCGTTCGTAGTGCTTCACAAACTGGTCGGGATAGAAACCGCGATATGGTTCGTTGCGGTAGTTCGCCAGCGCAACGAGAGCGCGCGCGTAATCAAGCTTCGCGACGACTGCGCTTATGCGCGCGGTGAGTTCATGCGATAGCCGCGTATGGAAAAGCTCCAATCGCTTTTCGTGCCACAGTTCGAGTTGACGCGCGTCCATGCGTGTTGCTCCGGGGTTCGGGTTGTCCGTTAGCGGTATACGCTGGGACCCGCGCCACGCGCCCCGAAGGGGGCTTGGGACGCACCCAGCGTAACCGCACTGTCAACCCCCCGCAAGGGGGGGTACTAGGGGGGGATTTCTCATGCAAATGACAGGGGGGCGTTGCCGCCCCCCTGTACTTCCAGCGGAGCGGCCGGGTGGAACGCTCCGCGCTAGATGGCATCGGTGATGTTCATCCAACTTCGGCCATTCTGTTCTCGCGACTCGAAAAACACTTGGGTCGGTTGCCCAATCGACGCGTGAAGCCTTTGGGCTACGGTCTCTGAGAATGTCGACGCGCTGAACCTCTCACCGTTCGAACTCTCAAACTCAACCGAAAAGAACGGCTTTCCGCTCTTTCCCTGCTTTCGCTCCACATTGATGGGGGTGCTGAGTTCCGGTGCTGGCTTCGGCTTGGCCTTCGCCTTTGCCGCCGACTTGGCTTGCTCGGCTTCGCGGATTGGCTTCTCAATCGTTTCCGCATCGTCGTCCTCATCCCCGACAATGCCCAGCATCGCAGTGAGCGAGTAACGCCGCAGATATGTGATAGCCGTTCCGATTTGCTGAATACGCGCATCCAGTGGAACGGAAACGCGGGATTCCATCGATTCGCCCGACTTGTGTGTAAGCACCGTAGCCACGGTAATCATCGAAGGATGATCGTTCGAAAGCGGTTGCGTTACCGCGATTCCGTGCTTGTTCAGCGCAGGGCGCACGGCATCAAGCACACTCGCCAAGGTGGCGTAACGGTTGTAAAAGTGCGAATTCGCACGATCACAAGGGGGATTCTTCATCTCGGCTTGAGCCGCCGCCAGCGCCGCCGCCAGTGCTGGGGTCGGTGGATTCGTTGTCAAGTTCATCGTTTCCTTCCCGGATGAGCGGTGCTACTGCGCACAGGGCGACGATTCCGATGCAGACTGCGTAGAGCAAGATTTGGGCGACGATCCACATTTACGGGTTTCCTTTGGCTTCGTGAGCCGCTTGGTGTGTTCGCGAAGGATGAGCGATGCGAGGAATGCCGATCGCGACATGCCATCGTCAAACGCCATCCGCGTGGCCATTTCGTAGGGCTGAGCGGCCAGTGATACCCCCTTGAACGGGCGGGGGATGCCCTTTTCGGTTTCCATTCCCCAACGATAGCTCTATCGGTGCGATATCGCAACCAGCGTCAGAAATTTCTCATGGCCATCGATTTAGTGGACAGGTAGCCTTCGGCATCCTCCCCTTTACGGTGAGTTCAGCGCGGCCACCATTTCCACACCCGCACCGCTTGCAATGACCAACCAAGGGCTCGGGGAGTGGATCCAATTCGGTGCATTCCTTGCATGCTTTGATACGCGATTGAAAGGCCTCATCACGGAGCGGCCCATCAAGGATCATGCTGGCCTCGGCGCGGAAGTAACTTGCAGCGCGCTCAAGAAACGAAGCGCCGCCCACTACGGTGGACGGCGCTTCGCGGATTGGGGAAAAGATCGGCGCTACTGTAGCAGAGTTCTCCCCCCTCTGCAAGCAAACCGCGCAACAGCCGTGCGAAGGGGTTCCACCAAATCGCTTGATGTCGCAGCATCCCCCATCGGGGATGTTGCAATCGCGCCAGTGTTCACAAGGAATCATGCGACCACCGCGTAGCCGATTGGGATCCACGCTGATCTATCGCACATGGTGGAAGCGGTCGCGGCGTAGGCGTTCCATGTTCCGATTGGGGTACACGACTTTCGCGGGTCATAGTCCACAACGATGATTTCCGGGAGCGTTACCGTTGCCTGTGTGTTGCAGCAATCGCAGACATTGTAGAGCGCCGATCCGCAGTTTCCGGCGAAGTACATGGGGCCGCACTGAAACCAGTGCTTATCACACGGCATGCACCCGCCATCGGGTAGAGCGCCAATCCGCTGGTTACCGCTTTGGTATGTCACCGGGTGGCATCCCGCCGGAACCTGTTGCAACGGCGTTGCGGGAACGCATCCCGCATCATCGCCAGGGCAAGGTTGGTGCGCAGCGGAGTATGCAGGATCGATCTTCGTGCAAGCTCCAGCGCAAATGTTCTCAAGGCCAGCGCCCCCAAGATTGATCGCGCCGGAACAGCATGCCGACTGTCCCGTTGGGACGGTATTGACGCATAGGAAATGATTGTACTTGTTCCGGTACTTCACCCATCCGGCATGAGCGCGCTCGATTGGAACCGCGCCGACGAAATCCGGCCGGATCGTCGGGTGATACCCGGCGCATGCGTTGGTAACCGGGTATTGCATGCAATCAGGGGTTGCACCAGCGCACAAAGCGGGGAACGCGCAAATCGGGATTGTGTAGTCACCAAGCGCAAGCGCGTAACTCGCCGTAAGGGTATCCGCCCCACACCCGTTCGCGCCGCCGCATCCGATCGTGTGCGCGTACAGGTTCACCGCGACGCTGCCCGGCCCATTCTCGCAGTACGAATGAACGCACCCGCAAGGCTCGGAATACCGACACCACTGTTTTGGTGTGATGGAAAAATCTATCGATATGGTGAGGCTTTGCCCTGCGCTTGCGGTGCTCACCGACCATGTTTCATTCCGCAAGGTGCTGTCAGGCCATCGGAGGGTTTGCCCGGCCGTGATTCGGCTTGCAGCTCCGAACATGAATCGAACCCGGCCGACCGATGTGCAGCAAATCCAAACCTTATCAAGTTCCCCAACCGCAGCGGTAGTGCTCAATCCCATCGATGTGAGCGCGTCATAGAGCGCCGCATTCTTGATGTCGATCGCCCATGCGGCTTGAATCGCGCCATTCTCGGGGCTGTCGACAAGGCATGGGTATGGGCTTGTCGGTTGCCCACACGCGCAAGCCCCGGTAGTTCCGCATCGGGTTTCATCCGCGGAAGTGACAACCGTTTGATGGCCGGGAACGATCGTAATCGGCATATCCACGCACACCGCTTGCGAGGTGGTGGTTGTGCTGGTGGTGCAACGGTTCACAGTGGAAGCCGCACCACACGCTGCTACCTGTGGGAAATCGGTGCTTGGCGCGGCGCTAGCGGTAACGGCGAGGTTGTTGAAGAACCTCGGAACGATTCGACGGTTCTCACCCGGCCACCAGTTCGGATCGGATGTGGTTGCAATCGGGGAATTCGGCGTTGCAAGTGACCTAGTGCAGTCCGTCAGAATGAAAGGGTACGGTCCGGGAGGAATCCCGCACCACTTCTCGCCAGTCGGGGAGGTGTGGACGCACTCCTGTTGATCCAAACTACCGCCCTTAAGATAAACCGTTCCTTGTGCGGTCCAACTGAAATTGTCGATGTACTCGGTCCGCTTGCAGAATCGCGCGCCGACCAACCCCGAACTGTTGCAGTTCGCTCCGCTGGTCGGCGTTGGAAGTGCCGTGCAACTCGGGCAACCCTCCTGGACGATCTTCCTGCGGTACGCGTTGACCTTGAGGTTTACCAAAGCGCTTGCTTCGTTCCGCGCCACAACCCCGTTGTGCCATGCAACCCAAAACGGACCGTCGAATTTCGTCGGCCCTACGGGTCTTCCGATCGTCACATACCCGGGAACGGTGTAGGGGGTGATTGCGTCACACGGGTCGCCAACGCATGGTCGGTGCACATCGCATCCGGTTGAAGCGTTGGGGGTGCAGCAACAGCGGCTAGGTGCGCTCATTTGAGGTACGAAGGGGGAACGAGATACCACCCCTCGGGTATCTCAATCGTGTTGGTGGATAGCGTCCACTCACCACCAACGCGGTGGTACACGCGTAACCGCGAACTGGGACCGACTCGCATCGGAGAATCCTCCGGTACGAAAACGGTCCTACTTGCGCTGCAACCACTCGCGAATCCGAGCGCCAGCACGATCAAGGGAAGCGCGATCGCTATCAGCGTCGACAGCCGTCGATTGCCTGTCGATCCGGTTTCCGAGCCACGACAGCGCGGCAAGCGCAATCTGAGCAACAATCCTTTCAAGCACCGCGGTCCTTTGCATCGCGCGCGAAGATCAAGCCGAGTCCGGCAAGGACAGCGGCCACAACGGTCGGCCAATCAGGGGTCGGCCATGCCGAGATAGCACCACCAACGGCAGTAAGGATCGCACCGACACCCGCAAGCGTGGTTTTAGCGTTGCTCATTCCGCGACTTCCTTTCGAGTTCCGAAATTCGATGTTCATACCCGGCCATCGTGGCGCGGAGTTCGGCTAGAAGAACTTCCACATGGGTGAGTTTGCCTACCACCACCACGGTGGTGGTGACAATCGTTCCAACGATAGCCACCGCACTAGCGAGGATTTCGACGCTCACAGCTTCTCGCTACTCCAAAAAACTTGAATGTCGGGAGTTCCGGTGGAGGAAGCAACGTAAAGCTTGTCGAAATTCACATTGAGGCCGTGGCAAAACAAAACGTTGGTCTGAACCTTGAAGGCATTCGCGGTAGCACTTCCACCGCAACCGTTGAAAAGCGTGATCGCATCCGACCAGGTGTACAGATACTTATCGGGATGCGGATTCGCTCCGTTCATCAGTGCGGTTACCGACATTTGTCGCGGGGTTGCGGTGAGTTGCTTCGTTACATGTCCGGTGTACATAGTCAGGCCTCGGGAGTGGTGAAAAAGGATCCTTCCATAACGCGAGTCGATACACCCGATAGGGTGGCTTCGATCGTGTACACGCCTCGGAATGGATTCGGAAAAGCCGCGGTTTCGGTCGCGGTGAGCGTTACCGCAATATCGGTATGCGATGATCCGCTACCACTCACAGCAATGCCGCCTGTGGCGCTCGAAAGCACCTTCAGCGCGGTGGAGCTGGAGTGGTCGCGGCGAAATGACATGATTACCACATGGCTTGCGTGGTAGTTCACGCCAGTGATTCGGAATGATTCCGAGTAGGTGGACCCACTCTCAATGATGATGTCAGATTGAACCGCGGTCATGGGCAAACACCGTCAATCGCCTGAGTGTTGAGAATCAACCAAACCAGTGTGCCGTCGGTATTCCGGTGAGGTACTACCCAAACGGTGGTATTGTCGGGAATGCGTACCGGAGCAAACCCCGATGGGATTCCGGCAATGGCAACGCCATAGGCCACATAGGTGCTTGTGTTACCGAGTTCGCTTACCGATAGTGCGGACCCTGTGATACCGCCCGATTTCGCAGCGGAAACATAGGTCGGCGCGGATCCGACCTGCGCCTCGGTCCATTGGTAGAGCCACCGATACCCACCGCTCCCCGAACTGATCGCGGTCGCGCTGGTGATCCTCGCAAGCACCCCATGCAATATCGGGGCTTCGTCGGGCAAACGGGAAGCCCTGTCGACATCGCCGGAGCGTCGATAGTCGATTCCCTTCCGCACTTACCACCACTTCCCGGTTAGGGCTTGGTACTTCTGAGATTTACCGAGATCGCCCGATGGGAAAATATCATTGAAATCGACGCTTCCCCTGGCCTCTCGCATCCACCGTACTTCCTGATAGTTCGAGCCGTTCATCAATGGGCGGCCATCGGCCCCCTTCGTCGCTACCTGAGAATGGTGGAACCAATTGTCGGCGGTGTAGTCTAAAACCAATTCGTAGAACTCATGTTCAAGGTGGTTCAGTGTCGGGCCATCACACACGACGCTACCAGCGTCGAACCCCATGAATGTCTTCGAATTGATCTTCCCCATGTAGGCGTTTACCACGCTGATGATGCCATCGATGGGAAGGCTTTCGACATCAAGGACCATGCGGAGCTTGAGCCGGATTTGCCGTACCTGCTCCTCGCGTTCCTTGATCGTTCCACCGATGTGCGCGCTCACATCAAGGTTGTCGGGTGGATTAACCGAATAGCCATCGTGAAGTAGTCGCGCGCTCCGGCTGGTGAATGTCGGCATCATCGAACAAGGCAAAAACAAGCCTTTGCTGAGCGTTACCGCGTTGGCAAGGTTTTCGCATGTTCCATCGGTGCAAGTTGTCGTCATGCCTTTCGCCGCATCCAATTCGATATACCGGGATGAATAGGTAACTCTTACATCCGCTCCGCGGCCGGATTTAGCCCACTGAAGATCGCGAACAAGGAACCCATCAAGCCATCCCGTCGAATTCCCCCATGGGTCGGCGATGTTCTTTATCACAGGCCCGATGTTTGGAGTGGTTCCGCTGGTATCACCGAGAATCGCGGGGATGTCGTCGGGGATAGCCAAGAGGCCATCGGTCTCGGCAGATTCAACGTGCCAAGTCTCTGTAATCGTGTGGACATCCCAAATGTCCCCCTGGCGAAAATCAGTTCCGGCAATTCTCCACGCGCGCCATTTACCGGATTGCTTCATGTGTTTTGCTCCCGCAGCTGCTTTTTGAAATCCTCGCTTTGCTTGGCAAGGCGATTGATTTCATCGCTCGTCATGTAGGCTTGCGCGCCGCCAGCGGATGCCGCTACAGCCATCTCGGCGCGCCTCAGATTTTCCTCAATGTCATTCCCCGCCAACGCGCTTCCCGCGAACGCGGTCGCAAACTTCGCGTTTTCCTTGATGCTGGATGCCCAATCAAGCAGGAACCCCAGCGCTCCCTGCGCTTGCCCCTGTTCATTCATGTTCGCGCCCCAAAAGGTATCCCACAGGCCCCCGCCGCCTTGCGCTTGGTCGCGCGCGACACGCTCCCGACCCGCGGCGAGTGCAGCGGCGATCGGTAGGGAAATGCCGCTAGTGCGGTAGTCCTTGCCTTCCGCAAACGCGCGCATGGTTTCCGTACCGTTTCTCACGCTTTCCGCGAATTGAGCCATCACCATGTCGGAGTATTGGAACGGCTTCGATAGCGTGGAATACGCAAGGCTACCGTAGGTTCCAACCGCTCCCAGCGCACCACCCGCTTTTGCCATCGCGCCCAACGGGCCCGGAAGGCTTACCCCGGTGATCTTCTGTGCCTTCTGAGCGAATCGGTTAATATCCGAGTTTGCTTCGGCCAGTTTCTTTTGAAAGGTCTTTAGGTTGACGGATAAGTCAATGTTCAGGGTGGGGAGTTTCATCGGCCGATCCCGAAGTATGTCTGAACGCGGTTGCGCCGCGCGCGGCGGCCCGTTGCGGCTTGTTTCATTACAAAATCAATTTCGCGCATGAGGTACGGGTAGACCTTGTGGCTGGTGGCTTGAGCCGTCATCAGGGAAACGGCCTTACCCCGCTTGTAGATACCGCGGCCGCGGTGGTAAAGACCGCGCTTCCATCCCTTGCCGCGCGCGCCTGGCGGCTTCTGAAGGCCAGCGCCCCAAGTGTGGAATCCCAGTTCCATGAAATGGGTTCTCCACCCGGTTCCATGCAAGTCATACATCAATCGGCGGGTTCTTCCGATACCGTCAAAGTTGAATATCCCGGGAATCGTTCGGTATCCGACACCGCACCACGCGATTCCACTCGGCCAAAACTTCACCCGGTAGGCCAAGTGCTTTTTTGAGGCGTACCACGGTTGCGGGGTGAGCGATGCCGCTACGGCCATTTGGTCCTTCGCGTACTGGCGAAGCGCGTACTTGATTATGCGGTCCTGTACTTCGATACCGAAGGTATTGAGGTACTGGCGAAGTTCCGCGGCTTTCCTCGGATCAACTTCTACCTTGATGTCCGCTAGATCCGAGCTCATCCAGTTTTCTCCGAATCGCCGTCCAGTCGGGTACATCTAGTTCAATGATGAATTCCAGTACGGAACGCTCCCACGGTGGCGCGGTTCGGTTTCTCAGGGCGCGCGCCAATAGCGCGCGCGCGCCCTTCCCTAGTCCGAGCCTTCACTATATAGCCCTTCGATTCTCACACATGCCGCCGCGGCGAACCCCGCAGGGCACAGCATCGCCTCTCGGATGTTCGCAAAAACGGGTTCATCGTCGCGGGTGCGAAGGTGGGTAACCAGCAACCACGCGCGTGATTCTGCTGGCGACTTCTCGCGCATCTCAAGCGCATCGATGAGATTCGCGAGAGTCGGCCGCATGATCCGAACTTGGTAGCCGCCAATCGTTTCGTCAATCGGCTTGAGGCTCAGGATTTCAGAGACATCAAACAAGCGAAACCTCGCCAGTGAACTGAAGCGAAAGGCTCATCCGAATCACATCGTTTACAGCGATCTTGTTGGAAACCGATGTGACAAGGCAAGCGACTTCGTATGACATGGTATTTCCCGATGGCGCGGCCCATGTGTATTGCATGGTTACTTCGCTTCCGGCCTTCAGCGCAGCTTCAAAAAGGCCGTGCGCCGCCTGATCGTAGAACACGGTAAGCGAGGCAGTGCCCGAGCGGATGCCCTGCACATACTTCCTATCCCGGCCGGAATGCTCGGTTACCTCAATGGTTTCCTGATTCATCGTGACATCACCGTCCACAACGCCGGGAAGGGTGGTGAAGTCGCCCGTTCCAACCTTTGTCTTGATGAGGATTCCGTGCACCGGATAGATGGCCATTGTCACTCCCAGTAGATATCAGCGGTAACGCTGAGTTGTGCGGGTTCCTGCTCGTCACCCACGCCGACCGCGGGTTCGCTGAGCGATGATGAGATGTTCACGATTGCGAGAACCGTCCGTCCGTAACTACCCGGCGTGAGCGCCGCGCGGACCACAGGTTCAAGATCCAGCGCCGCAACGCTGGTGTCCGCGACGATATTCATCGTTAGCGTTGAAATACGCTGGATACCGATAGTCGCCGACGATTGATTCTCAACCGTGAAGGTGAGCGCGGGAAGCTGCGAACTCTGCAACCTGTATCCATGCGTAATCGATGCATCCGCAATCGATGCGTTTGCGATGTTGTTTGTCAACATCGTCCGTACCGTTTGCTCTATCGATACTGCGGCCATTACGAAACCTCCTCGGCCGAGATGATCGCCACCCGGTCGGCTTCGTCAAGATTCCTAATAGCGGTGATTCGCAGCGTCCGCGCGCCGACTGAAAGCCTGTCGAGTTCCGTTAGGCCGATTTGCTGGATCGATAGCCACCGCGCGCGGATTTCGCAGAAACGCCGAACCGCAACCCCATCGGCGTACTGTTGCTCGGAAACCGAATCGGTTCGGAACCCACCCCAAAATACCCCCGCCGCGGTGAAATTGGCCGTACGAAGACCGATCGCGTCCGTGCTGGCCGGAGCTGCAAGCCTGGTGAACTTCGTGCGCGTGGTTCCACCCGAAATCATCGGATGAACTGCCTCGCGTCATACATTGATAGCACGAACTCAACCGACATCGGCACAGGGTTCAAACCGATCGGTTGGAATGCCTCGGGATTGTTGTACCACCCGCCGACTAGAGCGATAATGCAATGCACCAGCGCCTCGGGTGCGCCATCGTATCCAGCGGTGTACGCGATATCGATGGTTGTCCCCCACTTCGTCACCGGGGCACTACTGAACCGGATGATCGGGAGGGGGCCGCAACTTCGATCAATCGCGTATTCGGTGGATGGAAGGGTCTGCGAGTTTCCATCCGCATCGGTGTAGTTAACCGATGAAATCGCGACGAACGGAACCGCTGGCAATAGCGCATCCGTGAAGGTGCTGAGGTACTGGACATTCGGCTTGACAGTGAGGCTTTGCCCGGTTCGCCGTTCGACCACTTCGATGGCCGCAAGGCGATAGCGGAGCAAATCCGCGTCGTCGTCCGAATAGTCGATCTTCAGCGCGTTCTTTATTGTGCTGAGTGGTACAGCCATGAATCCACCATCCGCGCTTTCGCGCGCATGGTGGGAAGAGCGGAGTTACTTGAGCACCAGCGCGGCAAAGGCCGCGGTGTTCGTGAACGCGATGTCCGATCGCTTCCACGCCTGAAGGTTGATACTCAGTTTCTTCAGGTCGGTCGAACGGTCGACCTCGAATTCCAGCGGTCCGCGGTCGAAGATCTCGCAATACGCGAAGTTTCCGCAAACCATGTGACAGGTTCCAGCGGCAGTTGCGGTCGGCATGAACTCGGAAATCTGCACGGGAACGCCGTAAAGCGCACCCGCCATCCCGTTCGTAAGTCCTTCGGTCACATTGTCGGAAACCTGCCACAGGAATCGACCGTTGGAATCCTTGAGCGTTCGAAGGTGCAGCGCCGCCGCATCCGAAATCACCCAATTGAGATTCCTGCGGTATCGCGGAAGGATCTTGTGGGACGCGCCGATCACATCGGTAGCCGCAATGGTGGTGAGGCCGTCCCCACTGCTTCCCGCGGTCGCGGTGAACTTCTGAGCGGCAACACCAGTGATCGCAGTGACAAGACCCTTTGGCTGTCCGGGATTGCCAGTGGCCGATGCGGATCCATCGCCGTTGAAGAACTTATCTTCCTCGGCAAGGTAAACGCCCTCACTGACCTTCCGCGCAAGGTAATCGCCGCCGCCGATGTAGTCGGCGTAGGCGAACTTCGTCACCGGAACCCGGCAGACATACGCATAATCCTTGATCGTGAGTCGGCTGAAGGTAAGCGCGACATCGGTTGCCGTGTGGGTTGGTGCGGCATAGTTGTCGGTCGTGGTGTTGTACTCGTCAACCAGGTATCCGGTCGGAGTGCTGGCATCGATCGTGATCTGCTGGTCGCTTGCAACCTGATAGACGGTAGCGAGGTTGCGGAGAACCAGTTGCTTGTTCGCGAGTTCAACAATTCGCCGTTGCATGTCGGTCGGCACGGGTGCGTTGGAAACGCCCGTGTGGGTGTTGACGATCGTCGCACGGTATTCCGACATATCGCCAGTGATGAGTGCGCGCGCGAACATGTCGCGATCGGAACGCGTAGCGCTGGAGCTGGCATCGGGGCGCGCGGTGTACATGCGCTCCGAAAGTGCCTTTGCACGGTCTGCGGTCTTCAGTGCGCGCGCCTCGGCCTCAATGGACTTGTCGAGTTCGACATACCTCGCGTCCATCCGCTCCCACTGTTCGCGCTCGGTTGCACCGAACTCGTCGCGCGTGTGGAGCTCCTGCATGTCCTTCAGGAGCTGCTTACGCTCTTCCATCATCGCCTTCAACTCAGCCATTTGCAATCATCCTTCCGCGCAGCGTGATCGTGCGCGCGTTGCGCGCGGCTTCAAACGATCGAAGCGCGCTATGTGTGTTCGGATACGCCGGATCCTGTACCAGCGAAATTTCGAGCAAATCGGCCTTGCGTACAATCCGCTCGGTCCGTTCCTTGTTCCATGAATCGTCGCGCACGATGAACCCGAAGGACATTTCGCCAGTGAGGTCCCCGCGCTGCAAAAGTGTTTTGATGTCGCGGCCGAGCGTGGTATCGGGAATATCCGCGCTAAACGCGATTCCCTGTGCGGTGCTCGAAAGCGTAAGCGTTTTACTGATCGTCCGAGCCAGCGGCATGGACACGTCGTGGTTGTAGTACAACTTCACATCCGCGCCGGACAGCGCGGAATCGAATGCACCCGGCGCGATGCGCTCGGTAAACCTCAACCCGCGCTCATTGATCGTGCGCGAATCGTTGTTGTAGGTGATCGCAATCCCGGCAAGAGTGTTGCCGTCGACGGAGTTCCGAACGGTCTGCACTGAACGCCTAGAAATCATTCGGGGTCCCCGTGTTCGCGCTGGTGTCGCTACCGATGTTGGTGGATCCACCGCCAAGGCCCATGTTCTTCGCGACGATTGGTTCATCCAAACCGGGAAGCGGGGATAGGTCGAGTTCCTCACGCGCTTCGTTGCGCGTGATTACTCCCGATTCCACTCCGGTGCGGAGCGCGGCGAACAATTCAGCCATGCTCGGCTTTGCGAGTTCGTCGGTATCGAATACCGCGGTTGCGCCGGGAAGTGCAAGCTTCGCGACGATCTCGGCCGACCAGCATGCCAGCCAACCGGATAGGCATGAATCCGTATACACGCGTCCAAGCCATTCGAGGGAACCATACGCGTTTCCTCCCGTGGCCTGTCCGAGCATGTGTGCGGGAACTCCGAAGATGCGCGAAACATCCTCAACGCTGTAGTTTCGCGCGGCGGCTAATCCCGTATCGTCAAGGGTGCTGCTAAGGCGTTCAATCTTCACGCCTTCGATGGCAACGAACGGCCTACCGCTGTTCTCCGCGCCAGCATGGTACTTTTGGTAGTCGGATTCGATCTTCTGCATGGCCTCGGGAGAGATGCGGCCTGGATGCACGATCGCGATCTTCGGGTTTCCACCATTCGCGTAGGCACTTGCCGCCATCCCCTCTTGAGCCGCGATCAACTGGATAGAGCCTCGGCAAATCTCTACCGGAGAATCGCCCCAAAGACCATTTGGCGATGGCGCTCGCAAATGGAACATCGAATCGGCGGGGACCATTCCGTAGCCATTCGTTCGGTACATCGGAACGCCATCGCGGATGTCGAGCGAAACCCCGATCGGGTCGAGCATGATGAGCTCGGCCATCTCGCCCATACCAGTTCGATTGATGATCGCGAACGCGTTGCCGAATAGCAGCACATTCATCGTCATGGCGCGCCGGAAATCAAACGCCGTCATGTACGGCGATGGATTGCGCATCAATTGATTCGCCTCGGGCGATGAAATCTCAAGCTCAAGGCGCGCGACATCCGTGGCGATCAGCGTAACCGCGCGGTAAACCGGGGAATACTGAAGCGCGCTGGATGCGGTCACATACGGCAACCGACCGCCACCACCGATGAAGGTGGTCTGCGGCGCTCCAAAGAACCAGCGGCGTAGGGTGTCTCGGATCACTGCGGGAATGTTTGCGTATAGCAATCGTTCCGACAGTCGCTAAACCATGTCTTCGTATGCGCTACGGGTTTCCCCTCCCCACGCGTGAAGGGCCATCACAGCGGATGCAAGGGGATCGATGATCGCCGCTTTCCGGCGCTTGTCGAGTCGAATGTTTCCATTGTGGTCGCGCACCGCGATTGCTTGTCGGCAAGCCGTGGCCAATACCGGATCGTCGGGAAATATCAGTTTTCTCTCTACCCAAAAGGATTGCCACAACTGGCAACCCGGGCCGACATTCGCGATCGTTTGGCGGTATTCCGCAAGCGGTAGCTTGTCGTTTAGACATTGCTCGGCGAAATACTTCGACCCCCATGGGTCAAACGCGATCTTCTGTAGGTTGAATTGCTGGGCCGCGGCCTTGAGTTCGGCGCGGACATCTTCGTACCGAACACTGCTACCAGGTGCGAGGCAAACATGGCCCTTCGCCGCCCAATTCCTGATCGGTAGCCTGTAGGTCATTTCCCGCTTCGCGATTCCCTCGGACGGCCACCAGTATTTTCCACGTATGGCCACGCGGCCATCGTCAAGGGGAATGCATATCACAAACGCCGTAAGGTCGAGCGATTTTGATAGGTCCAACGCCGCCCACGCCGCGCGATGTTTCATGGTTTCCCATTCGATCGCGCACGGCTTCGGGAGGAATTCCATATCCAACCACCCACCGCCCTCGGCTGTCGCCCGGCAACAGTGATAGCGGGTGAACGAAGCGCGCCCGACCGCGGTTGCCTTTGATCGCTTCCAAGCATCCCGGATGGCTCGGATATCAGGTTGCCCGTATTCGAGGCCGGGATTCGCCTTCTGCCAGCATTCCTCATCCGCTACATCGTCGGTCTCGTCTATGCCATAGAGCATGTACACCGATGAATCGTCGGATTCCTCCTCGCGTAGCACGGCTTCGCCGCGCTGGATGCGCTCACCGTACACATTCTCAGGATTGTCGCTCGGGGTGGAAATGATGATCCCCAGCGAGTCAAGCCGCTTGGGTAGCGATGATTCCAGCTTCTCTAGGAAATTGTCACGGTACTCAGCGGCCTCATCCGCAATCCAAAGGGAAGGGGTCAGGCCGTCGAGACTGGTTTTCTTTGCGGGAAGCGTGGAGAACCAACTATCCGATTCCTCCCGCGCAATGGTGTATTGCAGACACTTGATATCGCCAGCGGCGTGAGGGGCCATCACCCGCGCCGTATCCAACAGGATCTCGGCTTGCTCCCTTCGGTTTGCGATGCAGTGCACGCGCCGACCGTTTCCGCTGCAAAGGTCATAGAGCGCAAGTCCCGCCATCAATGTGGTTTTTCCGTTGCCGCGCGCGACTTGCAGCATGGCAGTACTGATACGCCGCCGCCCGTCGAGCCAACGCCAACCCCAAATATTCGACAGCGCCCAAAGTTGCCATGGCGATAGACGGAACTTGTTGGAACTGTGCGCCCCGATCAGCGGTAGCCGGGCAAAAAACTCATCGATACGGCCGACCTCATCCCAATCCATCTCAAGATCGGTACGCTGCAAATCTGATAGATACCGTTTCGCCGCCGCGTAGATCCATTTGCCGCTCGGCTTCTCGCCTGAAACGATCGATTCCGCATATGCCGTGCAAGCATCGCGCGCGTAAGTGCTGGATTCCATTGATGTTGCGGCCTCAATCATGCATAAATGTGTAGACT